GTTGTTCGACAGAACAAGAGATGTTTGAAGTAGTTCGCCAATTGTATTCTAACGACGAAGACTTCATTAGCAACGCAAGTTGCGTATGGATGAGACGTTCAATTGATGATGTATGGAGGGATAGATTTGATAAATTTCAAGAGTCAGTTGGAAAGGAACGCTTGGAAGATACTCAAGAAACATTGGAGCCAAGTTAAATATGAACCAGATGTTATACAGTTTATTCAACCAGAGAAGGTTCGTAAGTATTGTCCTGATTTCAAGATAGGACGGAATGTTTACCTTGAAGCTAAAGGTAAGTTAGACATAGCAACAAGACAAAAGATGGTGAACTTTAAGGCATCTAATCCTGATGTAAGGATTATATTCTTATTCATGAATCCATCTAACAAAATAACCAAACGCAGTAAGACAACCTATGGAGTATGGGCAGACAAGGAAGAGTTTGAATGGCTAGACTTTAGGTTGGACTGGGTTAAACATTTGAAGGAGATGTTATATGGAAATTAAGAACTTGAAAGAGAACAATGACGGGAGTATGGACTTTGATTTTAAAGTTGATGCTGTTGAGTCAGAGTTCTTATTAGCATTTGCTATCAAAGCTCTTATCCGAGAAGGTGTTATCAAGACTGGACAGGAAGAGTTTGATTTGCAGGAAATGCAAAACTTTAATGGAGGAACTTTAGACTCATGAAACAACACCTCGTAATCGGTGATGTACAGTTCAAGCCAGGAATTAATGATAATTACTTATCTTGGATTGGAAAGTACATCGTTGACAAAAGACCTGATGTTATAGTATGTATAGGTGACTTTGCAGATATGGAAAGTTTATCTAGCTATGACATTGGTAAGAAGGCTTTTGAAGGTAGAACATACCAACGAGACATTAAGGCTGCAAAGGAGGGGATGGCAACCCTCTTAGCACCTTTACATGCTCTCAATCAAAAGTTAACTAAAAAGAAACTTAAGAAGTACAAACCTAAAATGATACTGACATTAGGTAACCATGAAGCTAGAATCAATACTGCTATTGAGTATGATAGAAAGCTAGAAGGTCTTATCAGTATGGACGACTTAGGTTATGAAGAAGCTGGTTGGGATGTAATTCCTTTCCTAGAAGTTAAAGCTATTGATGGTGTTGCATACTGTCATTACTTTGCCTCTGGTATAATGGGTAGACCTGTTACTTCAGCTAGAGCTTTACTCACTAAGAAACATATGTCTTGTGTAGCAGGACACCAACAGGGTAGAGATATAGCATATGGCAAGAAAGCAGATGGTACAGAGATGACTGCTATTATCAATGGTGCATCTTACATGCATGATGAAGGTTATCTAAACCATCAAACAAACAATCATTGGAGAGGTATCTATGTTCTTAACAATGTAGTAGATGGAGCATTTGATGAGATTGCAGTACCAATGCATTACCTTAAATCCAAATATCAAAGGAGTAAATAATGACAGCAATTTTCGATGAGTCTTGGGATGACCCTTTAACTGCTCAAGTTGGAGGAGACCATTACAAGAACTTAGTAATACAACCAGTAGAGTACATAACTGCTAATAACTTATCTTATCTACAAGGTAGTGTTATCAAGTATGTAACTAGATATCAAAGTAAAGGTGGAATAGAAGACTTACAGAAAGCTATACACTTTATTAAGATGATGATACAAGAAGAGGAGGATAAGAAATGAAACCATTACAAGCATTCTTAACAGTCATGATGGTACTAGCTATATTCTTTATGATAGTTAGAACAGCCAAAGCAGAGTCTGTTAAAATAGGAGAGGGTCCGTTTGTTATGGCTGTTTCCTATACAGAGTCATATGATGATTTACAATATATAGCTAACTTTGCTAACTGTGACCAGGCATTAGATTATTACAACCTTAACTGTGTTAAAGCTAAGATAATGATGTGCCAAGCAGAAGATAGAATGTACATGCCAATAGACCATGATACAAACAATGAGTTTAGTTCATTTGATTTTGAAATAAACACTAACCAGTCTTGTGGCGATACTTTTAAATCTACATTTACGGAGAACTAAAATGGTCGGTCATACTCAAATGCCCCTCTGGGAAATTTTAGAAGAGCTTAAAAAGGTTGAAGAAACGGAATTGCTGGATTTATTAGGAATTACGTCTGACCAATTGGTCGAAGCTTTTCAAGACTTGATAGAGGAAGAATCAGACAGATATATACATTATTTAAAGGACATATAATATGGAAAACAAATTACCTTCGGTATACCAAGATGTCATTGCGTTGTCTCGTTACGCAAGATATCTAGAAACAGAAAACAGACGAGAAACTTGGGAAGAAACTGTAGACAGAATGGTAAACTATTTACAGAGTAAAAACAAAGGCTTAACGAAAGAGTTTAAAGAGATTCGTCAAGCTGTGCTTAACCTAGACATCATGCCATCTATGCGTTTAATGATGTCAGCAGGAGAAGCATGTGAGAGAGACAATATCGCAGCATACAATTGTTCTTATCTTGCAATGAATAACAAGAGAGCTTTCTCAGAAGCTCTTTACATTCTAATGAACGGAACAGGAGTAGGGTTTAGTTGTGAGAGACAAGAGATTAGTAAATTACCTGCAATACCAGAAGATATTAGTGTTACTACTGATACTATTGTTGTTGGCGACAGCAAACTTGGCTGGGCGAAGTCGTTTAAGAAACTACTATCTAGTCTATGGGAAGGAGACATACCTACAATTGACTATTCCAATGTTAGACCAGCAGGAGCTCGTCTTAAAACCTTTGGAGGTAGAGCTTCAGGACCTGAACCATTAAAGAGATTGTTTGAATTTGTAGTAGAGTCTTTTGTTACTGCTAAAGGTCGTAAGCTTACATCATTAGAAGTTCATGATATAGTATGTATGGTTGGAGAGATTGTAGTAGTTGGAGGAGTTAGACGTTCAGCTCTAATATCTTTATCTAATCTTACTGACAAACGTATGCGTGAAGCTAAGATGGGAGCTTGGTAAAATGAGTATGCTTATAGAGGACTAGCTAACAATTCAGTAGCTTACACAGAGAAGCCAGACATGGAAGTATTCATGGAAGAATGGTTGTCTCTAGTTAAGTCTAAGTCTGGAGAAAGGGGTATCTTTAACAGAGTAGCATCTCAAACTCAAGCTATCAAACAAGGAAGAGAACCTGATTTAAACTACGGAACAAATCCATGTTCTGAGATAATTTTGAGGGATAAGCAATTCTGTAACCTAACTGAAGTTGTAGTTAGAGCTAACGATACTCAAGAATCTCTTAAGAATAAGATTAGACTAGCTACTATACTTGGTACACTACAATCTAATCTTACTAACTTCCAATTCTTATCAGCAGAATGGACAAAGAATACTAAGGAAGAAAGATTACTTGGAGTATCACTAACAGGAATCATGGACGCTAAGATAACATCTAATCCTGACCCTAAATTTCTAGAGGAGTTAAGAGATGAAGCCAATAAGGTCAATAAAAAGTATGCAAAAATACTCGGCATTGAGGAAAGCAAGAGCATCACATGCGTTAAACCATCAGGCACAGTTAGTCAGTTGGTTGACAGTGCTAGTGGTATTCACTCTCGTCATAGTCCCTACTACATTCGTACTATTAGAATGGATAAAAAGGACTCCATCTATCAGTTCTTAAAAGACAAAGGTGTTAAAGTAGAAGACGAAGCATTCAGACCAGATAGTACTGCTGTGTTTAGCTTTCCTATCAAGTCTCCTACTAATGCTATTACTAGAGATGATAGAACTGCACTAGAAGAACTAGAGAATTGGTTAATCTATCAGAGACATTTCTGTAACCATAAACCTTCAGTTACTATCAATGTAAGGGAACATGAATGGATGGAAGTTGGAGCTTGGGTATACAAATACTTCGATGAGATAAGTGGCATTAGTTTCTTACCACACAGTGACCACTCTTATCAACAAGCACCTTATCAAGAATGTACTAAGGAAGAGTATCAGAACTTACTTGTTTCTACACCTTCTAAAATAGATTGGAGTACATTCAGAGAAGAGGAAGATAACACAGAAGGTTCACAGACACTAGCTTGTACAGGTAATGCTTGTGAAATTAGTTAAATGGTTATCTACAATAGGTATCATAGGTGCTATGTTACTAACTGCCTATAACATCTATCCTCTTAACTTATATATAGCTATCCCAGCCACACTCGGCTGGATAGTTGTATCTATTGTTTGGAAAGAGTCATCATTAATAGCTATGAATACCATAGCATTATGTATTTATATATTAGGAGTAATTAATTATGAGATTTAGTGTAGGTCCCCTGATGGGTGTAGGTGTAGGAATAGAATTTACAGAACAGAAACACGATGAAAGATTGATACATTACTGCTTAATTGATGTGTTAATATTACGCTTTCAGATAGCTTGGTATGGGTCAACGTAGGGTAACCTACCTAGATTCAACACAGGCTCTTAAAATGCGTCTGAGGTAAAATAGTGCTTTTTAGAGCCCCTGTTTATAAGGGTTCTAGAGCACTCTTTTTTTACCCTATCTCTTATAATACTCTTCTAAGTATTCTTCAACTCTACCTTCTTCCTTAGCTTTATCTAAGTTCCTTAAGTCTTCTCTAGACATATCTCTAGCTTTCTTACCTAATGATTTACCATACTTAGTCTTCAAATCAAATTGACCTGTTGTCCACTTCCTTAGTGTAACCTCTTCATTCTCATCTTCAGCTCTCATTAGATTAGATATCTGAGGTATAGTTTGTTTACCCTTCTCTAATAAATCAGAACCAAAGTCTTCTATTCTACCATCACCTAATAAATCATTGTAATCTACAATGTTCTTACCACTGTATACATTTACATTCATCATCAGTTCAAAAGATAATTGTAATGCAGGATTGATAGTCATAAGAACTTGTCTTAAACTATCCATTCCTTTCTCACCACTGAATACATATCCACCTACTTCAACCACATGATTAATACCAGCTCTTCTCCATCGAAGTTCATCACTATCAAATAGTACTTGGAACAAAGCATCCATCATAGGATATATCATATACATTGCCATAGCTAATGCACCACCTGATTCAAAGCCATCTTTAACTTGTTTCTTAAGACTTCTATGCATTTGTATCTCTTTGTATCCTAGTTTGTCTGATACAAACTTACCTGCCTTACCTGTTCTAGATAAGATAGGGTCAAGTGAAGCTGAGATATCTCTTAGTGTGTTTAATCCTGATGATACCATACCATGTTTATATCTAGAGAAAATAACTATCTCTGGATTCTGTAGTAACTGTGATAACTTTCTAGTTATCTCATAACCTAGTATTGATTCTGGTCCTACTGTTTCAGGTAATCTATATGTAGGCATGTGTGTTTCTACTTCTTTAACTGCCATGTCATATAATGCATCATTCTCTACAGGTTTCTCTCCTTTCTTACCACCCTTCTCCCATGCTTTAGTTTGTTGTTTTAACATGTAGTCTGCTTTCTGTTTAACTACTTGCATAAACGCTACATCTCTAGATGTCCACATAGAATACTGTGCAAACTCTGATACCTTAGCATAACCTTTAGATAGTCCTAACCAGGGTGCATAAGCAGGTGAATCTTTATAAGATTTCTTTGAACCAGCTTGTTCTCTAAACTTACTAGCATTAATCTCTTGTAAGTTAGACCATGTTCTAGTGTTAATTACATTCATTGACATAGATGACGCTCCGTTGGCTATCATTCTCATGTACAAAGGTCTTCTATTAAGTACCATATCATGTGCCCACTGCATATCTTTAGTCCACTGTGTAGCAACATCCTTATTCTTAAAGAGTACGTTATATATTCCTCCACCTTTTCCTACAGCACCCTTAGTAGCACCTAGTGATGCATAGTAATGTACTACCTCATTATGCATATGTGGGAATGGATTCAACATCATGTTCTTAACTAGTCCATCTGATATAGCACCTAAGATTCCTTTCTGTTTGTATACTCTAAAGTTATCTCCAATAACATCACCTGCTCTCTTAGAGAAATAGTAATTACTCATCCTATCAAACCCTGCTTCCTTAGCATCAAAACGTAATGGCTTTAAGCTTCCAGGTTTATTAGGATTCTTAGGGTCATAAGCTGGTCCTTTAGTATCACTCTCTGCTATATCTTTTATAAGCTTACTATTATTCTTACCAAATGCTGATTCAAACCAAGCATCTTCAAACTCAATCTTTCTTTGTAGCTGTCTCTTCTCATTAATAGAATCTATCAATGATGACATGTGGTCAGGTACTACTTTCTTAGCATAGTTCATATCTAATTCTTTTCTAGATAAGTTCTCTACTTTATATGTAACACCATCTAATACAAATGTATCTCCAGCTTTCTCTATTCCTCTACCTTCATTCAGTTCTTTAGCTGCCTTAGTTAATCTTAATGCCATTGCACCATCTTGAGACATCTCTCCTGTACCATGTTCTTTACCATTCTTATCTACATAAGCTTTCTTATTCATAGCACCTGGTTCAGTCTGAAAGTATATTCTATTCCCTTCAACTTCTCTTCCTTTGTTTACTGAGATTGTAGGTTGTCCTTCATACTTACCTTTACGAGCTTCTCCTCTAGTAACAAAGATAGGAAATCCATTCTTACTAGTAAGCTTATAGTATACCCTTTCTGATAATGACTTAGGTCTAGCTACTGGTGCATCACCATGCTTAAGTCCTGTTACATCAGCACCAAAGTTACTACCTGCTCCTGCCTCTTGTCTCTGGAATCTTCTAGGCATAAATGTAGTATCTAATTCAAATGCTTCTAGTTTACCTTTCTCTTGTAGATACTTAGTTAAAGCTATGTCTTCTTTCATTAGCTCTCTCAAGTTCTTCTCAAGAGTTTTCATCTGAGGAGTCCATTTAATCTCATAGTTTCTTTTAGAACCTTCAATGAAATCTACTACATCATTGTACTGATTTCTAGTCTCAGTAGTCATCTTACGTCCTTTATCCCAGCCATTGATTTGACCAAATAGATTCTGCATTCTTTGCACCATAACAGTGCCTGAAGATTTAGATGCTTGGTTAGT